ATGATTTATGAGAATAAAAATAATCATGAACTTCTTTTGATTCCTGTAGATGTAAACGATCATTACCGTCGGTGGGTAGACCAGGCATTTGATTGGATGAGACTAGTTCGCAAGACATGGGAAGATAAAACCCTGCCAAACAAAAACTATAGATCAAATTCCAAGATATGCAAGTCATGCCCAATTAAAAAAGCATGTGAGTCTGCAGGTCCAGGCGTATTGAAAATAGCGCCCTTGGAGATTCTCGGTGAACAATTGTAAATGCTGCGACAATCAGTTTGAGCAAACAGTGTCTTATCAGATATACTGTTCACCAAATTGCAGAGACATTGCAACAAAAGAAAAAATTGCAGCAAGATATCTGCAATCAAAAAGACAAAAAAGAAAAGGAAAGACTAGGCTTTGTAAGTCTTGCTCTCTTCCTCTTTCTATATATAATGATGATCCAGTTTGTTCATCTTGCAGTATAAATCCTGATGCAGTAAACAAGGCAATTAAAGAAATAAAGGGTAGAACAAATGGTAAAAAATAAATGGGGTCTAGAGGTAAAGCCACATAAAATTTGTGCTATTGACGCTAGTACTAATAGCCTTGCTTTTGCACTTTTTTCTGGAGATGAACTTGAGTCTGTAGGAAAAATTAACTTTGAGGGCAACGATGTGTATCAAAAGGTTATGGATGCTGGTAAAAAGGTAAAAGCATTTTTTGATATATATGGTGGATTTGAAGCGATAGTGATTGAGCATACCGTGTTCATGAATAGTCCCAAAACCGCTGCTGATCTTGCATTGGTTCAAGGAGCAATCCTTGGATCAGCAGGACAGTCTGGAACTAAGATAATTGGAAAGGTTTCTCCAATTACTTGGCAGAACTACATTGGTAATAAAAAAATATCTAAAGATGAACAACTTTATATACGATCACAACACCCTGGAAAATCTGTTTCTTGGTATAAAACCTATGAAAGAAACCTTCGCAAAGAGAGAACTATAAAGTTTATTAATACAATCTATGATAGAACTATTACTGATAACGATGTTGCAGATGCTTGCGGTATTGGGCACTGGGCTATAAAAAACTGGGGTAAGGCAATTGGAGTTGACAAATAACACCATGGCTGCTAAACTATATACAAGTGAGACTTTTATGCGTAAGAGATACCTTATGGATAAAAAGACTCCAGAAGAGATTGCAAAAGAGTGCGGAGTTAGTCTAGAGACTGTCTACGTATACCTTGCTAAATTCGGATTAAGGAAGTCAAGACGATGAATAAATTTGAAAAAGCACTGATAGCACTTGCTGTAGCAGGTAGTGTTGGTTTTGCATTTGCTTTTGCTGCACTAAAAGGAATTCCAGAAACATTTGATTGGGAACTTGATGAAGAGGAATCTCATGAGTGATAACCTTAACATAACCGTTGACCAAGTAAATAATCCATTGCACTACACATCAGATCCATCTGGTATTGAGTGTATTGAGATAACTCGTCATCGTAATTTTAATATTGGTAATGCCTTCAAATATCTTTGGAGAGCAGGGCTTAAGGATGAAGCAAAGACCATACAAGATTTAGAAAAAGCAATTTTTTATATCAAGGATGAAATCAATAGACTAGAGGGAAAATATGTCAACTGAAGATGATCTAGTCAAGCACTTAGATCAAGTAAACTTGGTTGTAGAAGAGTACCTTAAAGGCAATGATCCTACAGTAATATCAAAACAACTATCTATCCCAAGACAAAAAGTAGTTACACTTATTAATGAGTGGAAGGTTATGGCATCTGCTAACGATGCTATCCGTGCTCGTGCTAAAGAAGCACTTGCTGCTGCAGATACTCACTATAGCAAGTTGGTATCTCGTACATATGAAGTTATTGATGAAGCATCTATGACCAATAATCTTAGTGCAAAGACTGCTGCAATCAAACTTGTAATGGACATAGAGTCTAAACGTATTGATATGCTACAAAAGGCTGGTCTTCTTGAAAATAAAGAACTTGCAGAAGAGATGATGGAGATTGAAAAGAGACAAGAAGTTCTTGTTGCAATCCTAAAAGATGTTGCATCAGAATACCCACAGGTTCGTGATGAGATTATGCGTAGACTGTCTTCATTTGCAAAGGACAATGAGGTGATTACAGTTGTCCACGATGTTCAATGAGTTTCTTGAAGTACTTAAAGATAATCATTTTCAAGAAACCCCAGTAGATGCAAAAACATTTGTTGAAGGTGAGGACTTTTTGGGTCAGCCTGGGCTATCTGATATTCAGTACGACATCGTTGAAGCAATGAGTCAAATATATCGCAAAGAAGATCTTATAGATATTATGGGGGAAGAAAAAGGCACAAGGTATTTTGAAAAGTACACAAAGAATGAAATCATCCTGCAACTTGGAAAGGGATCTGGAAAAGACTTCGTATCTACAGTAGCCTGTGCATATATTGTTTATAAACTATTATGCTTAAAAGACCCAGCAAAGTATTTTGGTAAACCTTCAGGAGATGCTATTGATTTAATTAACGTTGCTATTAACGCACAACAGGCAAAGAACGTTTTCTTTAAAGGTTTTAAATCAAAGATTGAAAGATCCCCATGGTTTGCTGGAAAGTTTTATGCTAAGGCAGATTCAATTGAGTTTGACAAATCTATTACAGTTTACTCTGGACACTCAGAGCGTGAATCACATGAGGGTTTGAATCTTTTGCTTGCGGTACTTGATGAGATTTCTGGTTTTGCTTCTGAAGTTAATACAGGAAATGAACAGGGTAAGACTGCTGATAACATATACAAAGCATTCCGTGGATCGGTAGACTCTCGTTTTCCAGATCTTGGAAAGGTTGTTTTACTTTCTTTCCCTAGATACCCAGGAGACTTTATTTCAGAAAAGTATGATGCAGTTATTGCTGATAAAGAAGTTATAGAAAGAACCCATGAGTTTATAATTAATCCACTTCTTCCAGATACAGACCCAGACAATAAGTTTGAAATTTCGTGGGATGAAGATCAGATCCTTTCGTACAAGTACCCAGGAGTATTCGCATTAAAAAGACCTACATGGGAAGTAAACCCTACTAGAAATATTGATGACTTTAAGATTGCATTCATGACAGACCTTGGAGACGCAATGATGCGTTTTGCTTGTGTTCCAACCTTTGCTTCTGATGCTTTCTTTAAGCAGTCAGACAAAGTAAGAGCATGCATGACATTGAGAAACCCAGTAGATAATTTTAGAAGGTTTGATGATTCATTTAAACCAGACCCAACTAAAAAATATTATGTTCATGCCGACCTTGCTCAGAAACATGACAAATGTGCAGTTGCAATTGCTCATGTTGAAAAATGGGTAAGTATACAAGTGATCAATAACTACGAACAGGTAGCACCAATTGTAGTAGTAGATGCAGTAGCATGGTGGGAACCAAAGGTAGAGGGGCCTGTTAATTTATCTGAGGTTAAGCAATGGATCCAGAACCTTAGAAGACTAGGGTTTGATATTGGTATGGTTTCATTTGACCGTTGGCAATCGTTTGATATTCAGAATGAACTCAAACAGGTTGGAATGAAGACTGATACTGTGTCTGTTGCCAAGAAGCATTATGAAGATATGGCTATGCTTGTATACGAGGAAAGACTTGCCATGCCAGCAATTGATTTATTATTTGATGAACTAACACAGTTAAAGATTATGAAAAATAACAGAGTTGACCACCCACGCAAAAAGTCAAAGGACTTGGCCGATGCCGTATGTGGCGCTATATTTGGGGCAATATCACATACCCCAAAAGACATGGATAATGAGGTAGAGATACACACATTTAGGGATAGGCCTAAGAGTGTTGACGAACTACCTGACAATGTGATAAACTATAACCCTAGCCAAGTAAAAGAAATAACTGACTACTTGGATGGGCTAAAAACACTATAACAGAAAAGGAATAAATTAAATGAACTCATTTAAGAAAATCGCACTAGCCATGGTTGCAGCCATGACTTTGGGCACAATGGTAGCAACACCTGCAAGTGCTGCTGTAATGACAGTTGCTGTATCGCTTGATTCTGTAGCAAACACTACAAACTCATCAATCGCAACACCTGCATCATTGCCAGTACCAGCAGACAACACAGTTGACGCTGCTGATGCACTAAAGTTTGTTGCAACAGTTGATGTTGGAACAAGCGTAACAGTTGCAGCAACAAATGCAACAATCGTGTCTGCACTACACACAACTGCTGCACCAGTAGGAGCAACATCAGGATCTTCATCTTTGACAGTTGCAACTGGTACGGGAACAACAGCAACATTTTATGTCTACACAAAGACAACAGCAATTGGTACAGTTGTAATCACCAATGGTGGAACACAACTTACATACTATGTACAAGGAACTGCTGGAAAGATTAATACTCTTCTAGTCTCTGCACCAACATCAGGTGCTGCTGGAACAAAGCAGGACATTACAGTAACTGCAACAGATACATTTGGAAACAAGGTATCAGGTAAGTCAATTACTGCAACAGTGTTTGCTGCAACAGCAACACTTGACACAGCAACAGCAACAACTGGGGCTACACTTTCAGACTTTGGAGTTGCTACATTTAAGGCAACACTTCCAACAACTGGAACACGTTCACTAATCACATTTGCACCAACAACATCAACAGATGCAACAACTGCAGATGTAGTTGGACTTCCTGCTCGTGCACTAGCACCATTCGCAGAAATCGCAGTTCGTGATCTAGTATCAGAACTTGCTGCACAGACTGCTGCTAAAGATGCAGCACTTGCTGCAAAGGCAATTTCAGATGCTGCAGTTGTAAAGGCTAACGCTGATGCTGCTGCTGCAATTGCAACAGAGAAGGCTGCTTCTGCTGCTGCTCTTGCTGCTGAAAAGGCTGCTTCTGCTAAGGCACTTGCTGATGCAAAGACTGCACACGATGCAGTTGTAGTTGCTAAGGATGCACAGATTGCAAAGTTGACTGCAGATAATGCAGCAGCAGTTAAGTCAATCAAGGATGCTTTCAATGCACTTGCTAAGAAGTGGAATGCAAAGAATCCAAAGGCTAAGGTTACTCTAGTTAAGTAATTAGTCCAACAATTTAGGGGGTTACCAATTAAGGTAGCCCCCTTTTTTGTGCAATAAAATGGTATAATCAGCCTATCAGACATCTTGTCTGCAAGGGGGAAAGGTAATCAAAAAACTAATACGCATAGCAGCAGCCACACTTTTAGCATTCGGCTGGCTTATTATCTCCCCAGAAGGTGCACATTCTAATGACCCACTCACAGTTGCAGCCAAGCAGATTGAAGAACTCAATAGCGCAGTAGATAAGTTAGACTATAAAGATGGTCTAATAGGCATGATTGACATAGCAGAGAACAAGTTTATGTATGCTAAAAATCTGCGGGATATCAGAGATGCTGCTCAAGAAGACTACGATGATGCAGTAGAAGCAGAAGAACTAGCCTTAGAAGAAGTAGAACTTGCCCAGTCAAATGTAGATGGCCAGACAGTAACAGTAGAACTTTCTTTTAATTATAAAGAGGATGCCCTACAAGACAAGAACGATGCACAAGATGCTCTCAACATAGCCAATATTAATCTTCAAACAGCGCAATCAAATATGCAATCTTCTGGTGGACAAGGTTTGGCATATACCGTTTATCATTTAACCAGAACATTTCCTGGCATAGCAACTCCAAGCGGTGTAATTTGTTCTGGCACCTGGAACTCAAACTCCATGCAACTTCCAGTTTGTGGTAATAGATATGAAAATTTTGTAGTTAAATTTACTGGACAGATCAAAGTTCCAGAATGGTTCACATCAACAAAATTTGCAGGATATACAGATGATGGTTTTAGGATGTATATTGACGGATCATTAGTTATTAATAACTGGGTTGAGCAAGGAGCAGGATGGAGTCAATACTCTCCAATATATGATGTAACTACAGATAAAACATTTGATGTAGAAATTTGGTGGTATAACGGTGG